AAGTGCAGCGGGAGATCGACCGCCTGCATGGTAAGTGCGCTGGCTACCTCAAGGAACTCTCAGCCCTGTCTCTTGATCAAGATGACCCTGACCAAGCGTTGTAGTCGTTGCCAGACTGACCTGCCCAACAACCTGAGCTACTACGGCCCGGATGCTAAGGGGCGGGACGGACTGCGTACCGTGTGCCGCGAGTGCCGCAGCAAGTCGAACGCTGCATGGCGCAAGCGTAACCCCGAATCGGTGAAGCGTTCAGCCACCAAGTTCAGGGAGAAGCATCGGGAGCGTATCCGCGAGGAAGCTCGCCGTCGCTATGCCGCAGAGCGTGAGATCCTGCGCCGACTGAAAGATGGCGGTAATGCGCGTTAGCGTGTTTACACCTAGCACGGGTCGGCCTGAGATGCTGGCCTTGTGCCGCAAGCGTATCGAGGAACAGGACTACCCGATCCTTGAACACATCGTTCAGGAGGGTGGAACCCTAGTCGAGAACCTGATCAGCGGTCTGCCCAAGACCAACGGCGACATCGTGGTCATAGCAGAGGACGACGACTACTACTCACCGGACTGGGTTACCGAATGCGTCAACGGCTTGAACTTGGGAGCCGTGGCTTTTGGCGACATCCACTCGCACTACTACCACCTCGGGTTGGGCAGGCGCAAAGTGTTCCGTCACCCAGGTCGCTCCTCGTTGAACAGCACAGCGTTCAGGCGCGAACTGATTCCCACTCTCGTTGAGGCTTGCACCTCCGAGAAGAGTATCGACATCCGGTTTTGGATGGCGTTGAATGACGGCCATGTACCCCGCGCATTCAGGGACTCGCCTAACCCCTTGGTCATCGGGCTCAAAGGTGGTCCCGGCTTGCGCGGCATGGGCATCGGCCACTTGCAGCGGACCTATTTAAACTACGACTGCGACACCGACGACGAGAACTGCACGCTCTTGCGCAGCCTGCTCGGCGGTGCCGCAGACGAATACATCAGCCTTGTAGCAGCTTCTTCTGGCGCTCAAAGACCTCATCAATCAGGCGCGTAAGGTACCACTGCGCCTTGAGCAAGTCTTGGATCGGCTTGCCCTTGTAGTCGTAGCGCCACAGGTACTTCAACACCTGACCTTTTAGGTAGCCCTCAAACATTACGGGATCCATCGACGCCTTGATTGCCTCAATGGCTTCGATGGATCCCGTGTTGTAGTGAGCGGGCTGCTCAACCTCGGGGTCACTCTGCATCATCGGAGAAGATTGACTTGAGCTTCCCGGCCAGGATCGCTGACGCTGCCGCAGCGATGTGCGACAGGTCAGAGAGCGGCAACTCCATCAGAGCATCAGCGAGATTAACGGGTTGGTTGCTCTCGGCAGATGTCTCGGAAGGGGCAGTACCCTGGCTTTCCGTTTCGTCCGCAGAAGAAGTGGGCATCGTCATCGTGTCGTACAAGGAACTCTTCGCCGGGATCGTCCCCACGAACGGCCATGTCGATAGCCATCTTAACCCGATCTCGCTCCGCACGCAGGGCGGCGGGCTCGATCCAGCGGGGCAGGAGTTTGGCAGTCAACTGGTCGCGGTTGATCCCGGCGATGATGGCACCGCTATCCAGTAGACCGAGGGCGTCACAATACACAGCGACTTGGCCGAGGTAGCCGAAGCCATCGGGGTCCTCGCCCCACACAGTCTTGCCGTGCTTCTTGTACGAGAACGAGCCCATCGTCTTGAAGTCCACGATCATCTGCATCGGGGCATCAGGTCCGAGGTAGGCAGTCTTCGCAGCTTCGTCAGTCCAAGTGCAGAGCATGTCGATGTGCCCCGACTGGTTGAACTTCGTCTCGTCCTTGGGCCACCACTCGGGCAGATCGACATTGATCTCGGAAGCAATGTCGAGTTCCTTGGGTGCCGCAGACCTGCACGCAGCGAAGCTGAACTCATGCAGCAGGTGACCGACAGCGAAGGTGCTGCCGATGTTGGCGGGCATGTCGCCGGACGGGTGCCCTTGGACAGAGAAGTAGGTCTGCCGTGCGCACGCAAGGAACGAGGACGGGCGGACATTGCTGGCCTCGTTGCGCCGTGTAAACGACTCGACGAGCGGCTTGGTCAGGTTGCGGGCGTGGTCCTGCGCCTTGCCCTCATCCATGTTGCACATGCCGTGCATCCACAGATCGGTGAGGAACTTAGACCAAGAGGCGTAAGGCTTGGAAGGTTGGGTAAGCGTATTCATTATCTGTTCAGAAGGGCAGCAGCGATAAGCTCAGGGTCGATGTTGACCGTGATCGCCTTGTCGCTGTGGGTCATGAAGATCATCGTCCCGCCCAGCCGGAAGTTGGGGACAAGACTTTTGATGTGTTCGACATTGATGATCCGCACACCGGACTCGTCGTTGAGGAACAGGAAGGGAAGGTCACCAATGCTGGCGACACGGATGTTCTCGCTCATGTAGTTGTTGGGCTAGGTGGGGCTACCCGTCACCGACAAGGACGGGCAGCCCCTTGATACGCGCTGCCGTTCAGAGTGGACCCGCTCGACGGGTACTCACAGCGCGAGCTTACTCAGCGAACGGGGGTGAAACGAAACTCAGCCCAGTTGCCGTAGTCTCCCTCTTCGTGGAAGACCGCGATGTTGACCCGCGCACCGATGAGGTCGCGCGGAGTCTTCTTGGTGGCGACAGCCTTGTCGGGCCAGACCGCCTTGATCAGCTTGGTGTAAGTAGCACGCGCGTTGAGCGGGCGCTTGTAGTTAATCCAAGTCGAAAGGTCACCGTCGAAGGACGGACAGTCGAAGGTCACAAGGAAGCGGGCCTGAACGCCCTTCTCCTTCTGCTTCTCATGAGGCTCGAAGGCACGAACATCGGTGATCGTGCAGTCGGGGTAGCTGCCTTCGGGAGTCATCGGGCGCTTGCCGTCGAACTCTTCCTCAGTAACAGCGGAGTTAAGAATGGTATCAGCGTCGAAGTCACTCATCGGAATCAAGGGGTCGTGGCCCCGGTTGGTCCATAGACTTAAGGACAGACAAAAGATCAAGACCGTGATCTGCCGCCAACGGCTTGGCTCGAAGCAGTTTCTCCACGGTCCCAGCGAGGGCTTCTTTATCCCTCGGTGGACGGTCACCCATCTCAGCGAGCGCGTCGCGCACCCGCTTATCAATGAGTTGTGCTAGTGATTGTTCGGGAAGTTCTTTCACAGGTCACCCCAGGTGTAGCCCGTACCCGCCTCGGCCTTGAACTCGACCGAGGAGAAGGCCCCAGGATACGCCCCGTTGGCGGCGGATTCCATCACTTCCCTCAGATTTTCGGCCCTCCTCGGATCGGAGCCGTCGATCAGGATCTCGTCGTGGACGGACAGCACGGGCTCCAGTCCGTTTACATCGACGGCGACGAGAGCCTTGCGCATTAGCTCGGCGGCGGACCCCTGTACGATGACGGAAATGGCGGGCCTCGTCTCCTCCTGCTGGGAGAAGCAGCGGGTCCTGCCGTCCACCGTGCGGGCCACACGGTATGTCTCAGCCTCGCGCCACACGCCCTCCATCCACTCGTTCAGGCTGGGCAGGTTGCGCTTGTACTCGTCGAGGAACCGCTGCGCCGTGGCCCTGTCGCTCTTGATCTCCAGCGCCAGCCGCTTGGCACCCATGCCGTTGAGGATGCCGAAGTTCACAGCCTTGGCACCGAACCGCTCGGCGGGGGTCACATCCTCGGGCAGCTTGCCGTGGATCTTGGCGGCGACCTCGGTGTGCGGGCAGCGCCCTGCTTTAAACGCTTCGAGCAGCACGCTCTCGTTGGCGAAGGCAGCGGCCACCCGAAGCTCGACCTGATTGAAGTCGCAGCCCGTGATCCCTCGACCACTCGGGCCAGTGAAACACTTGCGCAACTCCTTGCCGATCAGCCCACGCTTCGGGATCTGCTGCATGTTGGGCGTGTCGCAAGAGAACCTGCCCGTCGCAGTCCGAGTCGTGTTCGTCCTCGGGTAGATCAGCCCGTCCTCGTTGGCATACGAGGGCAGCGTCTCGACGAAGCTAGTCTTGAGCTTGATCGCTTTCCGATAGTCGAGCAGTCGGGTTACCAACTCGTCACCTCGGTCGGCCATCTGTTGCAGGATCACCTTGTTCGTACTCGGCTTGCCCGCCTTGCTCAAGGGTAGCTTCCTACCCCGTGCGATCAGCCAGTCCGCAACCTGCGCAGGACTGTTGAGGTTACCAGTGCTGGGCCAGCCCGCATCGCAGAGCCATGCGTAGTTGTCGCTCACCATCTGCTCGACTGAGATCGCAACCTTCGCAAGCTCGTCGGGCAGCAGTTGAATGCCTCGCCGCTCCATCGTGTAGACGGCGTGTTCGCAAGTCTCATCCTTCCCGCTCGGTCGCAAGTCCTTGAACAGTCGGGCGGTGGTGTAAACATCGTCGGCCAGATAGCGGACGACATCCTCCTCGGGGCATTCGAGGATCCTCCCCTTCTTGATCAGGTCGGGCGTCTTGATCTTGGGCCAGCCACGCACGGCAGCCATGTGATCCATGCCGTGCCTGCTCGTTGTGCTGGCGTGATACGCCATGACCATCGTGTCGTACCAGATCGAGGTGGGCTCAAGATCGCAGGCGTGCAGGTCGAACCGCAGGTTGTGCCCGACCAACAGCGAACGGTTGAGCAAGTCACGATAGATGTGCAGGTCTTCGCCGCGCACGATGAACAGGTGCGGGATGATCTGCTTGTCCTCAGTCATCGGCATGAGTCCGATGTAGTGAGCGGTGTGCTTCGACCCTGCGCCGAGGACATCGAGCCCATCAGTCTCGGTGTCCATGACCCAGTACCTAGCCTGAGGACCAGTCAGACAAGACAGCAGCAGTCCCGGCTCGAACTCTGTGTGTACGGTGTAGTTCATAGCGTGATTGAGATGTGTTCAACAGGGTGAATGGGATGGTCCGCATCCTTGGGGATGAGGCCGTACTCTTTGATGTGTGCCATGATTTCCTTGGTCGATTGCGAATCGTCCTCGGGTATCAGTTGCACTCGGACCCACTGAATCCCACGGCGTAGCATGAACCGTGCGGAGTGGTAGTCGAACGGCGAGCCGCTAATGACCCGCCAGTTCCC